TCTACAAGCCATCTTTTTGTGTATACAAATAAACACCCCCACCGAGGACTGCCAGTGAGGTCAGTCCTGATAGGAGTGCGATAACGTTAATCAGTTTTTGCATCTTTCTTTGGTTCAATAGCGGAGACAACCTCTGGTTCTTTCTTCGCTACTGCTTTGACATTATTACCACCACCTGCTTTAGCAGGAGACAGTCCAAAGGCAGCTAAAGATCCAGAGAACACGGATGCGATAAATGTGGGATCAAAATCAAGAATCTTTTGACCGTTAGGAAGTCTTACGTAACTGAACGTGAGGAGAGAAGCAGACCATATAAGTACAACAACTTTCACCAGATTACCAAGGACTTCACTTTTATCTTCATCGTGGTCTTGCTTCTCTACTGCTGGTTTTGAATCAGACATAATAGAGAGTCAAGGCATAGTTATTTATTCCTTGATGAATCCTTCTTTCTTCAACCACTCACGAGTAAGTGGTGTCAGTTCATAGTCAGTCCACATAGTACCAGCCGCGCAAGACTCAAGTGCTTTCATTGTCATACCTTCAGTTCTACCTGCCCACTGTGCTTCTGCTTCCCAAGGTACAGCAGACTTTGGATAGGTGCGCTCTGCCAGCACACGCCACAGCATAGGAACATCTTCCTCATTATGAATGATAGCAATCATACTATTTTTAATAGTACCTGCCATGCAATCTTGTGCAGCGTGCCACCCTTCGTGACGCATTACCATCATCAGCGTGCCAGGGTTGTCCATGTATTTCCTATTGAGGAAGAAGTTATTGCTGACTGTGTGGTATACACCACGGTGACCATGAGGAAAATACTTCTGATCGGCTAGAAACACCTTAACTCCGACCTGATCAAGGGCAACGAGCATTCTGTTGAATTCAAGAGTAACTGAAGTAAACTCATCAGTATTATCATACTGACTAGAAACATCCAGAAGACTAAAGACTTGTTCGACTCCATCGGTACACTCGCGCAACAACATGCACCCCAAGGAATCCATAGTATTGTAACCCTTTGTAGGTTTCGCTTCTACAGGCATTACAATCGCTACTGCAGCAAGTGCAGCAAATAATTTTTTGATCATAAATTTATCTCAATGAATAATTATTTATCTTCATTATACCAGAAGTCTTCCCAGTCTTCTTCATTAGATTCGTAGATGGGACATGGTTCTTCAAATAACACATCCATCTTCATGCGATGTGCCTTCTCTGCAAGTTTTTTTAAGTCTTCAGTATCTAAACTCATTTAAAATATCCAGTACCTTATTGAGTGTATAGTGAGCCCCTTCGTGCCACTTATCACTCTTCTCATCATGACCATTATAGAGTTCGTGCTTTAACTGGTAAACCTTATGCTCTACGTCAATCTTTGTCAGTTGTGATCTAGGCATATACAAAAACAGGCATCGAACTATTTATCCGATGCTTCCCGATTGTCTTTGTTTCCAAACAAAGCAATGAAATATTCTGCGTCTACAACTACAAGTGGTTTCTTTCTATTCTTTTTCATGACAACAATGGGTTCATAGTCACCACAATTAGCACAAGCTTGTTCGTATGCATCCCATACATTGAGACGCTCTACGTTTTTACACTCAATACTATGAGGAAACTTCTGTCTGGCAGCACGAGCCATGATGAGATCTTCACCACCTGCGCCCATAGATCGAGACTCAATGTCCTCTGGATGGACATCAAGAATCTCGATCAACATTTCACGAACCCACTTCTGTAAGTTCCTGCCTTTTGCTTTAGCACTACTAGCCTTCATAACCACGGATCTGGTATTTGAACTTCATCGCTTGGAGAAACCAAGCATCCGTCAGACACTTGGGTCCGTGAAGTAGAACCTGTACCTGTTTCTCTGGTAGAGTTGGATCCTGCAGTGCTCTCTTTTTCCATTCGGGAAGTTCTTTTGTCATGCAACCACCTGTATATAAAGTTCATTCTTCATTTTCCCAAGACTCTGGAACATATTCCCCCCTCAAAAATTTACCCCAATTAATCACATTGAAATCAATACTATTATCCCAGCAAAATTTTTGCATGGTAGACATCATTTCTTTTTCATTCAGTTTTGCCCACCACATTAATGGTTCGATGTCTGCATGATCTCTAATCTCCATTAATTGCATATACTTTTCAATAGCCCTAGATTGTTTAGGGTCTGCCTGCATGGGTTTTGGTAATGGAGTATCAGTCATAATGGTATTAGAGTATTGTCATCGTCAGTAAAAATACTATTTAAAGAAGTAAGATCGAATGCAATCGTAATTCTAGGGGAGTCGTATTGATTTACTGTAGTATAGTGAGGTAGATAGTTTGGAAACAAAGTTAATTTTCCTGGTACATTTTCTGCTTCATACTTTCTACCAATATCGTCATAAGGATGTACGTATATTGTTTTAGTATCAGTAGAAGTAACAGTAAGGTGTCCTCCCAAATATGTATGCGGGTGAATAGAGTGCCAATGCTGTTTTATTCTTTCACCCTTTCTTAAGACATTAGCCCAGCATCTAATATTTAATTTAGGAGGAGTTGCAAATGTACCAAACAGACTTCTATAATATTGTTTATGAAATTTTTTGATCTCTTCACGCAACTGATCTGTTACTTCATACCCCCAACTTAATACATTAAAATGTCTGAATCTAGACGTAAGGCTATCTGGTCCCAGTCCAGTATTGCCATCACTACTTGCAGGAAACTTTTCTTTAATCTCTCTTTCTTTCTCCAGAATAATATTTTTTAATTGATCACAGTCAATATCAATTTGTTTTTCTCCAATAGTGTAGTCCCACGTCGGAGCAAATGGCGACTGGGGAGGATCACTTTTGTATTGAATCGCGCACCATTCATTTATATTCATTGTCAATATTTAGATTCAACGAAATTCACAATTTAAATCCAGCAAACGTACTTTCACTAACGTCCTGTTTGATACCACCGATGACATAAGACTCAACCTCTGTCTCTTGCGGTGCTACTTGCATGGACTTGGAGTTGAGCCAGTGCTCTGTCCATGGTAGAGGATTATTGTTTGCTGGGACATCGAAGATCGGTTTTAATCCGATTGACTTCATACGACGGTTAGCAATCCACTCAACATATTTGGAGAGTAGTTTATCATTCAGTCCGATCATGCTGCCATCTTTGAACAGATACTCTGCCCAGTTCTTCTCTTCCTCCACACACTGTTTGAACATCTCAATGATGTTCTCCTCTTCCTCCTTGGCAATCTCACGCATATCAGGATCATCACCTTCCAACCACTTCTTGATAATGTTCTGGGTGATAGTCATGTGCTGCGACTCATCGCGAGCAATCAGTCCAATGATCTTGGCGTTGCCCTCCATCATCTTCAGTTCACCAAAAGCGAAAGAACATGCAAAAGAAACATAGAAACGAACACCCTCAAGGATATAGACGTTGACTACAGCACGGTAGAGTTTACGCTTGAGTTCCTTGAGTTCCCACTGTGCAGAATCAACCTGCTCTAATGCCTGCTCCCAACGGTTGCCAGCACCCCACTCCTGGGATGCTTGTAAGAAATCATCGTATGCTGCAGTAACACTCTTGGCTCTCTCCAAAATACGATCATCATCAACGATGGTATCCAGTATCTCTGTTGGATCTGGGTATACGTTCTTGATGATGTATGTGTAGGAGCGACTATGAATCATCTCCATAGTCTGCCAGATGTTCATGGCACCTTCAAGTTCAGGTAGTGAACAGAAAGGACTAAAAGCCATCCCAGGACCACGCCCTTGTACAGAATCCAGGAGGATCTGGTACTTAAGGTTAGCAGTGAAAATGTGCTTTTGCTCGGGGCGAAGTGTTTGATAGTCTGCACGATCTTTTTGTAGTGACACCTCCTCTGGTCTCCAGAAATAACCCAGTTGTGTCTGGGTTAGTTTATCAAAGACTGGATACTTAAACTGGTCGTATCTTTGGACCCCAAGAGGGGCACCAAAGAACATCTTCTGCTTGGTTGTATCAACTTTGTTCGTATTGAACACGGTCATACCTGTTGGTCTCTTGGGTTCCGTCACTCTAAATCGCGCAACTGTCACAAGCTTCCTCCTCGGTGTCTAAAATTTTATTTAATAGGTCTTCGATAGATTGTTTCTCTTCTTTTGGTTCCTCTACTTCATCGCTCTTGTTGTCGTAGGTGTTCTGGTAGTAAGATGTCTTCCAACCATACTTATATGTATTCAAAAAGTCACCCGCCATTACGGACACTGGGACTTCATTGTTGGGGTAGTTCTCTGGATTGTAAGACCAGTTTCCACTGATGGCTTGGTCGAAGAACTTTTGCATGACTGCGACCACGTTGATATAGCCGCTATTATTAGGCATGTCCCACAGTAAAGTATAATTATTTTTGAGAGTGTTGAACTGCGGTACAATCTGTTTAAGGGGT